AAGCAACAAATGTTGGTGCATTAACTGTAAAGAGCGTTCTTTCCGCCAATGCCCAATTAACAGCAGAAGGCTATCCATAAGCCGAATAAATCATTACCGGAACTGCCTTAGCAGCACCATCTTTCTAATTTAGAAGGTAATAAGAACTGTTTAGGTGGTTTAACCTCCCCCGATTAAACCACCTAAACTCCTAAATAGTTCGGGGGAACTATGAAAAGCGCACATAAAGTAACAATTGGTTCTTGCGATTCTGGCCAAGTTAATGGCTCATTTGCATACACAATGATTCAATTAGCCCAATCAAGATCATCAAGATTAGGGCCGTTTGTAAGGGTTAAAGGTTCAGGATTACTTTCTAAGATTCGTAATCAGATTGTTAAACAATTTTTAGATAATACTAAATCTGATTGGCTTTTGATGGTAGATAGTGATCAACAATTAGGTGTAGCAACTTTTGATAAGTTGATTGAAACTGCAAGCGATTTAGATCGCCCAGTTGTATCAGGATTGGTATTTGCCGCTTTTAATGATGGCAAAAGCGAATATCCAAAGCCAGTTCCAGCAATATTCCAAGATGCACCAGAGGGATTCCTACCCCTCTATAAATATGATGAGAATAAAGTTTTTGAAATAGATGCAGCAGGTACAGGTTGTCTTTTAATCCATCGCAGCGTTCTTGAAAAGATGCGTGAAACTGCCGATCCTAGTATGGGTAAGAATTGGTGTTGGTTTTGGGATGGCCCAGTAAATGGCGAATGGATAGGTGAGGATTTACTTTTCAGCCGTCGCATTCGCTCACTTGGTTTTCCAATTTATGTAAATACAGGCGCAATCCTGCCTCATCAAAAATCATATTGGCTAGATGATAGGCATCATAAATTATGGAAACATTAAAAAAGATTTTTAAAAAAAGAACTAAACTTAAAGAAACGGCTACTGCCCAGCCGCAACTTGAAAGAGCGATTTTACCTAAAGCGGAAAGAAGGATAAAGCGTGGCAATAACTAACGGCTACTGCACATTGGCTGAATTAAAAGCCTCATTAAATATTACTGATTCAGTAGATGATACTGCTTTAGAGGCTGCTATTACTGCCGCTAGCAGAATGGTTGATGATTATACTGAGCGTTTCTTTTATGTAAATGGCAGCGTAGGTTCACCAGTTACTAGATATTATACAGCAGTTGATCCTTATACTTTAAATATTGATGATATAACAATAGTTAGCGAAGTTGCTAGCGATGATAACTTTGATCGTACATTTGGAACTGTTTGGAGTACAACCGATTATATGGTTGAACCAATCAATAATCCAATCAAATCTTGGCCTTACAATAGAATTTTAGCAATTGGTAGTTATATTTTTCCATACCAATTACCTCAATCAGTTCGCATTAAAGGGGTTTGGGGATATACAGCAGTACCAGCCGAAGTAAATATGGCAACTTTAATTCAATCCTCAAGAATCTTTGGGCGCAGGCAATCACCATTTGGAATTGCTGGTAGCCCTGAAATGGGAACAGTTAGATTATATTCTCGCCTCGATGCTGATGTTGAAGTTCTACTTCGCCCATTCCGCAAGAATGGTGGACTTGCTAAGTGATTCCAAGTAATGTTAGAGATGGTTTAAAAACTCGACTTCAAACAATTACTGGATTAAGAGTTTATGATTTAATTCCAGATACAGTTACACCACCAGCAGCCGTTGTTGGTCAATTAGATTTCACCTTCGATATAAACAATGCGCGAGGTTTAGACCAAGCCAATTGTGATGTGTTGGTGATTGTTCAACGCCTATCAGAAAGAGTTGCCCAAGATAAGTTAGATGCTTTTCTAGCAGGATCAGGGGCTGGCTCAATTAAGGCTGCTATTGAAGGCGATAGAACTTTAGGTGGTGCAGTAAACACACTTAGAGTTATTAGCGCTGAAGGTGGCACTTATGATTCTGCTGGCAGTTTATTCCTATCTTATAGATACCGCCTCACACTTTGGGGTTAAGGAGAAAAAATGTCTTATGTAATTACCTCAGAAGTAGAGGTTTGTAATAAAAAGAAAGGTGAATCAATCACCGAAAAAGAATTGCTTAATGCAGGAGCCAACATCGAAGCATTGATTGCTGGCAACCACATTAAGGCAACTGGGGGAACAACCAAACCAGCAATCCAAGAAGGAGCCGAAAAATAATGGCAAGAATCGTATTAACTGATGCAAAGGTTACGATAAATGGAGTTAATTTATCAGATCATATTGCAAGCGTTACCCTAAGTACCAGTGCTGATGTAGTTGAAACAACAGGGTTTTCATCAACCGCAGCCAGAACTCGTGTTGCTGGTTTGCAAGATAATTCTGTAACTCTTGAATTTCATCAAGATTTCGCAACATCAAATGTTGAACAAACAATTTATCCACTGCTAGGAAGCACAACAACTGTTGTTGTTTTGCCAACTTCATCAGCAGCGGGTGCAACAAATCCTTCCTATACATTTACTGCCCTAGTTTCAGAGTGGCAACCACTTTCAGGCGCAGTTGGTGAATTGGCTACTGCAAGTGTTACTTGGCCAATTTCAGGAGCAATCACTAAGGCGGTTGCATAATGGCAAGAATCGTATTAACCAATGCTTCAATTACTTTTGCAAGCACTGATATTTCAAGTTATGTAAGTTCAGTAACTTTAAGTACATCACTAGATGTTGTAGATACAACTTCATTTGGAAATACTGCTCGCACTAGAGTTGCAGGATTAGCCGATAATCAGGTAACAATAGAATTTTTCCAGGATTTTGCATCTGGTGCTTTAGAATCTATAATTTACCCAACAATCGGAACATCTGCTGCAATGGTTGTAAAACCAGTAGCAGGAAGTACAACTGCAACAAATCCATCATATTCATTCAATGCTTTAGTTTCAGAATGGCAACCATTATCAGGTGCTGTTGGAGAATTAAGCACTGCAAGCGTTACCTGGCCAGTGTCAGGTGCAATAACAAAAGCAACATCATAATCAACTAAGGGGGAAATAAAATGGATGGACTATCACTAAAAATCAAAACTAACGATGGTGTAGATGCAACTTATGTGTTGCGACCTCGCACCATCGTTGCTTTTGAACAAAAATTCGGTAAGGGTTTGGCAAAATTGTTTGCAGAGGATCAAAAGATGGAACACATCTACTTCCTCGCTTGGCAATCTTTAAGAGATAATGGCCGAGTTGTAAAACCTTTTGGCCCAGAATTTTTAGATACACTTGAATCTGTTGAAATGGTTTCTGACCCAAACTCAGAATCCACCGAGATAGCCTAACCTTTGCAATTGCAACGGCCTCGGTGGAGTTAGGCATCTCTCCTATTGATTTGTTAGATGCTCCTGATGGCGTCTTAGAAGCAATGTTTGCTTATCTAAAGGAAAGAGCAAAGGCGAATAAATATGGCCGATGAGGTTATCGTTTTAACAGGCATTAAAGAAACAGTTGATGCCTTAAAACAATTTGATAAAGCAGCGGCTAGAAAATTCAATAAAGTAATTAATGATGAATTAAACAGGGCTGAGAGATCAGCAGATAATTTAGTAGTTCAATTTACTAATCCTGTTTATGGAACTCCAATGCGTGGCTGGCGCAAAACTCCAGCCACCAATCCTAGAACTCGCGGTGGCGCTGGCTGGCCAGCCTGGGATGTTAGTGCAATTCAAGCAGGTATTGTTAAAAGTAGAGCGCAAGGTAAAGTTCGCGGTGATTACACCACTAGCGCTGGTGCCTTGATAAATAAAAATGCTGCTGGTGCAATATTTGAAGTTGCAGGTAGGCGTGGCAACGCATCACGAAATCAATTTATTAGATATTTAAGTAACTCATTTGGTAAAGCCTCTCGCCTTATTTGGGCAGTTGTTGATAAAGATAAAGAGGCAATTCAAAGGCGAGTTGCAGCAGCCTTAGAGGATGCTAAAAAAACATTACAAAACAATTTAAACAGTAGGAGATAAAATGGCAACTGGCGCAATAATTGCTCGCATTATTACGCAGTATTCTGCCAAAGGTTCAAAGCAGGCTCAAAAAGATATTACCAATCTTGGTAAACAATTTGATAAGTTTGCAAAGAAAAGCGCATTAGCCTTTGCCGCAGCAGGTGCAGCCGTTGGCGCATTCGCTGTTAAAGTTGGAACTGATGCGGTTCGTGCTGCAATGGAGGATCAAAAGAGCCAGGTACTTCTTGCTAATTCTTTGCGCAATACTGTTGGTGCAACCGATGCGGCTATCGCTGGCACTGAGGATTACATAACCTTATTACAAAAACAAGTTTCTGTTACTGATGATGAACTTCGCCCATCTCTAGCCCGCCTAGTGGCAGTAACTGGATCAATTACCTCTGGGCAAGAATTATTAAATACTGCATTAAATGTAAGCGCTCAATCAGGGGCTGATTTATCAACTAGCACAAATGCTATTGTTAAAGCAACTGCTGGACAATTTAAGGCATTAAAAACTTTAGTTCCAGGATTAAGTAATGCAACTATTAAATCTAAAGATTTTGGAAAAGCATTAGCCGAAGTAAATAAAGAAACAGCAGGTGCGGCATCTAAGAGAGCGCAAACTTTAGAATTTAGATTAAAAGGTTTAAGCATTGCCTATGGTGAAGTTCTTGAAACTTTAGGTTATGCTCTTTTACCTGTAATTGAACAATTTGCTACTGTTATTTCAAATAAAGTTTTACCACAATTAGAGGCTTGGATTAATGCCAATAAAGATGAATTGGCTGCTGGATTAGAAAAAATCTTAAAACAAATCCCTCAATTAATTACTCAGGTATTTAATTTCTTTGATTATATCCAGCGCAACCTTGGCACTATTAAAGTTCTTAGTGCATTATTAATAAGCACATTTGCTGCCACTAAGGTTTATGCTGGAGTAATTGCCCTAACAGGTGCAATCAATATTTTAACTGCTGCCTTTGGCAAGCAGGCGGTGGCAGCCACCGCAGCAGGAACTGCTACCGCATTTGCAACAGGTGGTGCCTCAGCCTTAGCAGCAGCGGCAGCAATTGCCACATTTACAACCGCAGCGCTAGTCGCCTATAAACAATTAAATAAAAACAATGATGCAATAGATGCTCAGAATGTAAAGATCAGGGCATTAACTCCTGGCTGGGGAAATGTTTATGGCGCACCTGGAGTAAAGAACGCTGATAAAGTTGTTGTTGCTACTGGCAAAATTTTAAGTAATACTACAAAATTAACTGCTGAACAAAAGAAGCAACTTTTATCTCAAGAAGCCTTAAATAAATTAAAGGCAATGGGTGTAGTACCTACATCTGAAACTGATCCTATCCAACTTGAGGCAGTTAGATTAAACCTTCTTAAAGAACAAAACCTTGCTCAGAAGGCAATGTATGATCAATTGCTTGCTAATTATGAGGCAACTAATCGTATGAATATTGCAGCGCAACGATACGCTGATATTTTGATGGTTATTTCAGATAGTAAGATTTCTCAACAGGAAGTAAACCTTCTTGCTAGCAAGTGGAATCTAACTAATTATGAAGTGGTTAAATACATTGCCTCAGTTACTGGCAATGTAAACTTAGGTGCAGGCTGGGATGCAGCAGGATTAGCCGCAGCCGATGGTTGGAAAAAAGCCTTAGAGGAATTAAATAAATATCTTGAGGCAGTTGGCAAAGAAAACTTTATTGCTAAACAGAATGTGCCTACAATGAAAAATTATGAGGCCATTTTTGCGCCTAATATACAACAATTAGCAGCAGCAACTAAAACCATTCTTAGTTTGCAGGAAAAAGTTGCTAATACAAATAAGATTCCTGATACACCTAGCGGAAATACATTTGGGCAATCAATGACTACTTTACCTGATTATCTAGCCTATCGTGCTGGTGAGCGTGCCTCAGTAAGTGTAACTGTAAATAATGCTGGCAATGCTATTGTTCAATCTGATTTGCAAGAATCAATTAGAAATGGATTGCTCGCTGGTCAAACTTCAGGCCGATCAATCAACGCTAGAGTTTTGGATTTGTAATGCCAGGTACCCCTCATCTTGGCGTAAGTATTGATTTTGCAAATGGCCCTGCTTTTGGTAACCCATTAATATTAGATGATCCAACTACACCACTTGGCACTGGTATTCTGGCAGATGCTCCAGGAGATGTAGTAGATGTTTCAGATATTGCCTTGCAGGTTAATATTCGCCGAGGTAGAAACCGCATTCTTAATAAATTTGAGGCTGGTTCTGCAACTGTAATTTTAGCCGATGACAATGGGGATTGGTCGCCTCAGAATGTTTCCTCACCTTATTATGGAAAATTATTACCTTTGCGTAAGATTCGTATTTGGGCAGATTATGATGATGGTGGCGGAACTGATCGTTATTATCTTTATTCTGGCTACATTACTACCTATAACAGCACCTACGGCTTAGGTGTTGAGGATACCTCCAAAATTACCTTGCAATGTGTTGATGGATTTAGATTATTAAATAATATTGGAATCAGTACTGTGGCTGGCGCTGGATCGCCTCAATTAAGTGGAGCAAGAGTTGAAACTTTGCTCAATGTTGTAGATTGGCCTAGTTCTCAAAGAGTAATAGATAATGGTAATAGTACCCTTCAGGCTGATCCTGGTACCTCTGGTAGAGATTTATTAACTGCAATTCAATTAGTTGAAACCTCAGAGTTTGGTGGATTCTTTATTGATGCTGAGGGTAATGCAACCTTTTTATCAAGGGATACAGTTAGTAAAAAGGCAGATGAAACACCTACTGTTTTTGCAGATGATGGATCAGGCATTGGGTACCAACAAATCGAGTTTGCCAATGATGATACTTTGTTAGTAAATGATGTAACAGTTACTCGCCTAAATGGAACTAGCCAGAATGTATTTGATCAAACCTCGATAGATACCTACTTCCTACATTCAGGTAAGCGTGATGGAATCCTAGTTCAAACCGATGCTGAGGCTTTAGATCAGGCTAGTACCCTTTTGGTGGCTAGAAAAAATACTACTGACCGCATCGATTCAATGACTATTAACCTTCTTGATCCTAGCCAAACCGCAGCCATAGTTGCAGGCTTAAATCTTGAAATTTTTGATTTGGTTAATGTTACAAAAACTGTTCCAGGTGGCTCAACCATCACTAAGGAATTATTTGTTCAGGGCCTTCAACACGATATAACTAACACTACTTTTAACACAAAAATACTAACCGCAGAACCTCTAATCCAGGCGTTTATCCTTGATAGTACCACCTCTCAAGGTCGCTTGGATTCTGGTATTCTGAGTTATTAACTAAGGAGCAACAATGGCAGCAGGTCTAGGCTTTAAAACATTTAATACTGGAGATGTTTTAACGGCAGGTGATGTAAACGGCTACTTAATGCAAGGAATTTTAGTCTTTGCAAGTGAAGCCGCAAGAAATAGTGCAATAACCTCACCGCAAGAGGGTCAATTCGCATTTACCAAAGATAACAATAAACTTTGGTACTATGACGGCGCAGCCTGGATTAACGCTACATCAAGTGGCGGTGGCGGTGCAGTTGCAGATGTATTTATGCTAATGGGTGCATAATAACCAAACACTAAGGAGAAAAAATAAATGCCAACAAACTATAAGGTGCTTGGACAGAGTAACCCAAGCGCAACAACACTAACAACGCTTTATACAGTACCTTCTGCTACTGAAGCAGTTATTTCAACAATTGTAGTTGCTAATTTAACAGCCTCTGCTGCAACATTTCGCATAGCAATTAGACCAAATGGTGCATCAATAGCCAATAGTCAATACATTGCTTACAATATTACAGTTGGTGCTTCTGATTCAACCGCACTAACTTTAGGAATCACAATAGATGCAACTGATGTAGTTTCAGTTTATGCTTCAACCGCAGATTTAACATTCACCGCTTTCGGAAGTGAGATAACTGCGTAATGGCAACCTCCCGCATATCAACTTCATCTATACTTCAGGGCTTTCCTAAGAGTAGGTCTTTGCTTGCGGGAAATGCTGGTTATGACCCTGCAGCCACTTGGTTAATTCAGAGAGTCAATCCAACTTCGGGTGCTACAACTGTAAGTTTTACTTCTATTCCAAGCACTTACAAATCTTTACAAATAAGGTGGATGGCAAAAGATACCAGTACGGCGGCGGCTGATGATGGTATTCAGTTTCAATTAAATAGCCTTGCTGGTACAAATTATGCTTATCACACACTTAAAGGTAATGGAAGTGCGGCAAGTGCTACTGGATTTGCATCTCAGCCTTTTTTCGGAACTCCATATGGAGAACCTACTTCATCAACTGGAACTACTAATATGTTTGGCGTAGGAATATTTGATTTAATAGATTATGCTTCAACCACAAAAGCAAAAACTGTTAGAGTATTCTCTGGTAGCAATATAAATACTACTAGTACTTTATATGGGGTAAGTTTAACTTCTGCTTTAATTAATACTACAAGCGCAATTA